ATAATGAAGACGCTTATGTATAGCAGACATAACCTTTGTGCCACGCTCCATAATAGCCATAGTTGTGCCAACTGGAGCATTGCCTTGCATCTCACCAACTTTCATGTCGGCCATAGAAGCAAAACGTCTGCCAGAGTCAATTAAAGTTCCAAGTAAAGAATACAAGGTCTGAGATGGCTCCTTAAATGGCAAAGGCATGATTGCTTGACGCAAATCCATACCAACCATATCTACATCTCTGAACTCGCCAGGATTTAGTGGAGACTCGTCATCTCTGATCCTTGCACCTCTTGCTTTAAATCCTGCAGGCAAGTTAGATAATGTGCCTGCGTCTATTAGTTGTCTAAGTATTGATGTTGATGCTCTTGAAAGCCCACCTATCATATGAGTAAGGCCAAAGCCATAAAAGCCAAGACCAGGTAAGAACTTATAATGAACAAAATAAGGGATCTTCCTACGGAACGGATCACCTTCATTGAAATTCCTTTTGATTGATAATATTTCACCAGATTTCTCCACTATGGTAACGACATAGGGCATCTTCAATCCAGTAGGTTCTCCGTCTTGGCCAGTATCTTCAAAGCCAATTAAATCTAAATCTGTGTGAACTTCATATAATGTTATCTCTTCGTTGTAACTAGAACCTTTTTCTACGCCTTGTATGTCGTCAATTGTTTCTTTGACCTCATCATAACTTGATCCTCCGCTATCAGATGAGGGTAAATCTATATCTCTGTAAAACCCTTGCAATTGTAACTTTCTAATCTCATTTCTATCCATACGAACAACATGAGTAATGCGTGTAGATGTTTTAAGGTCTGTTGCATTGTAAGGAACAATTAAATCCTCTGCATGAACAAATCTTGAAACAGCTCTTTGCATTGAAGGGTCAAAATAAATCTTTTTAAATGCTGAACCTACAATTGGAAGATAAAATAACATCTGATCTAACTCTGGATCATATTCTTCCATCTCATAAGTTATTTGATAATTCATATAATTTTTAACACGCTCTGCTTGTGCAAGTAACTCTGGGTTCTCTGCACCTACAATATGTGTTCTAACAGGTCCACTTGCTGGTAGCATTTCTCTGTATGCTTGTGCTTGGAACTGTGTAACGCTCTCTGCTAATAATGGGTGAACTACTCCAGATGCACCCTCAAAAGGCTCTGCCCTATCTTCATAGTTCATGCCTAACAATTCTAAACCACCTTTGTACTGATCTTCCCAATCTCTTCTTGATGATATGTCCTCATCAATATCTCCAGTAATATCGCTTGATATTACACCTAGATCGCCTTCTTCTATGTATTCTGCTAAATTAGCATTAAAAGGAACTGGTATTGAAGCATCAATTTGCTCTTGCATCTCTCCTATGATTGCAGAGCCATCTTCTAACTCTGTTACACCTGGAGTAATCTCTGCGTCAGTTACAGATACTTGCACACCTTGTGGCAATTCTACGTTTTCAATACCATTTACTTTTTCAATTGCCATGTTTTATCTGATGGAAAAACCACCACCTTTTATTGCTGCACCTCTGCCACGGCACATCATTTTGCTACCTTTTCCTTTAACAGAACCACCCATGCCAAACTTTTTAGCTAACGTAGGATCCATTTTTTCTTGAACTGCTTCTGGTAGCTTTGAAAAACCTTTAAATTTGGCAGGAACCTCTCCACCAGCTTCCATCTTTTTAGCTTTTTTCATAGCCTCTTCATTTGCTTTAGCTACTCTTTTACTAAAATCTTCGTTAATTATTACAGTTTTGTCTGCTTTTAAACTTTCTGGTTTCATCTTTGGTTTTGCCACATCGCCACCATCTTTCATGCCTTTAGCTTTAACTTTTTCAATTGCTTCCATAAGTCCACCATCTTTAGCCATAGTTATTGTCCTCTTCTGTATACTTAAAGCACTTCCAGGCTTTGGCGTTATGTCAAAAGTCTGTGGCTTTGCACTAACTCTACTTGTTTTTGCCATTTTTTTCAAATTTTTTGTGATTGCGGCATCTTTCTTCTTCTGCATGTCAACTGTCTTAATGCCAGTTTTCCCACTTTGAACTTGTTGTATTACCTTTGCTACATCTTTCAAAGGACTTGCCTCGCCACCTTTTTTAAGAAGTTTTAACTGCTTCATCTTAGTGGTATCAATAACCTTAATCTTTGGAGTTTGTTTTATTTTAGGAGAAACGCCAGTACCAAAGTTCTTACCGGGAACTGGTTGACCACGCCTAGCTAAATCTTGATAAGCTCTAATTCTATCTGCTTCATCTGACATTATCTTGTTCCTTTAAAACTACCACCTCTACCAGGCACTACTCCACCCATATTCATTTTTCTTGGTAAGACACCTTTTTTGACTAAAAGCTTTCTTATTTGCTTTACAGACATTGCATCGGTGTCAATTCCTAAAATTTCATCAGCACCTCTTTTTTCGCCAGTTTTTGCAATATCGTCTGCAAGTTTTTCTTGTGCGTCTATTGTACTCATCAATAATACTCCATCTTTTTTCTATAGCTTGGCTCAAACTCTTCATCGTCTGGCGTGGTTATAAAACCACCTTGTCTGAATCTTAGTATAGCCTGTGTCATCGAGTCTGCCAAGTCATCATGATCGCCATGTGGAAAACTTGCACATTCTTCTACAACTTCCTCTGCAAAATTAGCGTCTGGTCTCCACACCATACCACTCTCAAAGACTGGTGCACAAGCGTTCATTCTTGCAAACTTGTCTGCACCTTTGCTTGGCGTAAATGGCGTAACTGGCACACCCATACGTCTTAACTCTTGTGTTAATGGCGTACCACTTGCTTTTTGCTCTATTAAAATCATGTCAGGATCATATGCTTCTGACAACTCCATTGCTTTTTGTTTGAGTTCTGGAAAATCCCATCTGCCTTTTTCGGCATCAAGCAAGATGATGGCGTCTCCTTCCCCATCAACTGGAGTAAAAATACCCCAAGTAGTAATAGCACTAAAGTCAGAACGCTCATTTTTTGTAAACGCTGTGTCGTATGATTGTATGATATACGAGCAGGCAGGTGGGTTATTAGGATTCCAAACATTCCACCACTCCCTTTTTATGATTGCACCCTCTTCAGCAGTAGGGTTTTGCATGTATTGTGAGTTCCATTTGGAAACTGGAATAGATGCTTTAACTGCCTCTAACTCATCTTTGCTCCAATACTCTGGCCATAATACATTATCAGTGTCTGGAAAGATAGCTGGAAACTCCACAACATCCCATTTATCAGCACCACCTTGTGCTTGTTTCTGTAATACCCTCGCTGTTAAATCTTTAATACCCCAACGTGTCATCACAATAATAATTGAGCCACCTGGCTGTAATCTTTGTCTAGGTCCAGATGTGTACCACTCATAAATGCTATCAAGTGCAGTAGGACTTAACGCATCTTGTTCTGATACTGGATCATCAATAATAAGCAAGTCTGCACCACGACCAGCTAACGCACCACCTACACCAACTGCGTAATACTCACCACCCTTGTTCGTTGACCATCTACCTGATGCCTTTGCGTCTGCCGCCAACTTAACATCTGGAAATATATCTCTGAAATCATCACTATCAATGAGGTTTTTAACTTTACGACCAAAGCCAACGGCTAACTCTGCCGTGTGTGTTGCTTGTATTATTTTTAAGTCTGGCTTCTTACCCATCAACCAAGATGGAAACAAATAACTGGCAAACTCTGACTTTGTGTGTCTTGGTGGCATGTTGACAATCAAACGCTTAATCTTGCCATCTGCTACTTGTTGTAGTTTATCTGCATATGTCTTGTGATGTCTGCCTTCAATGAAATTAGGCCAAATGCGTTTTACAAAATCCATGTACTTGTCTTGACTAAGCTTCTGCTTTTCAAGCATGGAAAGCCTATCAAGCATAGGAGCTATCTTGGCTAACTCCTCATCACTTAAATATTCTGCAAATTCTAGGTTCATGTTCCTGTGGCTAAGAAGTCATCAACTGCCCTAATCAAACCACCCTCTTTGGCGGCAACCACTGGCTTGGCAGGAACTCCAGTTAATAACTCAATCAACTTGTTTAATTCACCACTGTCAAAGCTTATAGGATCAATTCTTGAACTAGCGGCTGCAAAAGGACTTTCAACAACTGTTGGTGTAATAGTTGATGTGCCTTTTATCGGCTCAGTGCCACCAATAATGTTTGGTGGCTTTTTGGTCATGTCTTCTTCTTCCTTTTTTT